AACTCAGGCACTACGCCCAAATTATGCGTCACAGTCCTTGCAACTCCCGTCCCTGTATAGCAAACCTCATCAAAAAACGATGGTGCTCTTCTGAAGTTCCAAAATGTTGTTCCGCTTGTACACCACCAACCACTATCAACCATTCCTGTATTGCTATCAAATGCAAAATTCGACCCGTTTGCTTCTGCGGCAGTTGTGTTTGTCAACAAAAATTTAAATGTTGTAGGGTTTACGCCTCGTAATCTATCAAGAGTGTACCAATCTGAAGTTGTAGCTCTATACCTTTGTAAACTTAAATCAACAGGAAAACCTGTAGTTATTGTTTGAGGATTTGCTGATGAACTTTCAATATTTGTGCTGTAAACAGTAGTCGCATCTGTAGGCACTTTCATCGGGCCTCTGCGAATGGCTATGTAGATGTAGGTTGCAGAAGTTCCACCCATTACACCGCTAAATCCAGTAGCAGTTGGTTGAAACACAGAACCAAAATCACCTTCTGCGCCTGAACTATTTGCAAATAAATATTTGGATGTAGTAGATGGAGTTGCAATCCAACCCCTCATTATGTCCACCATATTCCAAGACCCAGCGGTTGATGAATCTGTTCTTTTTGCAATTATGAATTGAGGCTCATAACCAAGGCTTACGCCACTACCTGAGTTTATATTTCCAGAACCATCAGTAGTAAACGACCCACATGAAACAATATTGTCTGTACCAGTTAGGCCAAAACCTCCAGCGTTGTGGGCGAATAGGTAGGCTACGTAAGTGCGGCCAGTTTCGTTTGTTGCGCCATATCCTGCAACCGTAAAATCTGTTGAAGTCGGTTGGATTACAGATGTACCATTTCCAAACACTTCTTGAACTTGATAAAAGCCAATACTAGTGCTAAACGCATCAGTGCCGTTAAGAATTCCTATTTTTGTGCTTTCGCTTCTGTGCCACACATACCAAGCCTCAGAATTGCTTGTGCATTTAACTAAAATCATGCCCGGAGTTGAGTTGAGTGCATGGCTAATAGCTCGACCATTTACATTATTGCCTGTCCACGTCACAACATCAAAGAACTTTGGTTGCTTGCGGAATGTCCATGAGGCGTAGTTTTCTGTATTGCCATTGCACATGGCATAGTTAACATCAGCACCAAGACTAAATCCAGTTGACCCAAAATTTGTTAATGTAGATTCCGTTCCTTGAGCATCAGTCGTGTTTGACCAAATAAATTTATTAACTCCTCTGGCAGTATCAAACCATCCGTGATTGGTATTTGCATAATAATTACCTCTGCCTTTTGTCCACACCAATCCACCATATGTAGACAAGTCAATGCCATTGGTGATAGTCTGTGTAGAGCCATTGCCTGTGTAAAGGTATGTGCTAAACACATCTTCAATGTAGTTAGCAGCGCCACCAGATGCTTGGGCAAACTCGCCAAAGCCTTGAGCAGATGCCGCACCCCTTGTTTGTACTAATGGCATGGTTATCCTTTAAGCAAACTTGGTCTGTGAAGCAAAGACAGTAAATGCTGCACTGCCTGTTTTAATGATTGTGTACATATAGACATCAACAGAACTTGCATTACCAGCCGCCCATGCAGTACCGCCTTGATACTTAGGAGTCACAGTTGAACCATCAACTTGAACCACGTTGTTGTAATAAGCCGTAGCACTTTGAGTTACCAAAAAAGCCACAGTCATAGATTGACCTGTACTCATCAAAGTATCAAGTGAAGTACCGCTAGAGCCACGAAAGTTAACAGTCCAATTGGCACTTGCATTACTTGTGTAATACAAGACTGACTGAGTGGTGATGTCGTAGTTAATCGTTCCAGTAGCCGCAGTTGCTGATACTGTAGCTACCTCTGCCGCATCGTTTAGGACAATGGCTTGAGCAGACGATGTGCCTGAAAAGGTTTGTGTGCCCGTAAAGGTGTTTGCTACATTGGTAACAGGAATATTAGCCGCTGCCAAAGACGTTTGACCAGTGCCACCTTTAGCTGTTGTGATGACGCTAAGACCAGGTGTAATGTCTGAGATAGCCAGTTTTACTGTGGTGCTACTTTGAACAATCGGCAATACTTCCGTGCCCGCAACGGGCGTGGTTGCGGCGGGTAGTGCGGAAATTTTTGCGTCTGCCATATTGGACTCCGATTAAGTGAATAATACTTCAATGCTTGAAGTGTTTGGCGGTGCTGTTGAAAATGTTAACATATTTCCAACCACTGTGTATGTGTTCTTTTGCTGGTACGCACCATTGATAAACACAAAAGTTGCGTTCTCATTAAACGGTGCAGCAGTCATCGTGTACGCAACAGTTGAGCCGTTACCCGTAAAGTTATTAACCAAAATACCCAAAGCAGTTTGTACATACATAACTTCAATGGTTGCGGTATTTGGCGGTGCAGTTGAGAACGTCAACGTCACGCCAGACAGGCTGTAAGTATTCTTTTGCTGGTAAACGCCGTTGATGTATACAAACGTGGCGTTTTCGCTGACAGGCGCGGCGGTCAGTGTAAATACGGTTGTAGATCCATTGCCTGTAAAGTCGTCCAATGAGAAAATCAAAGGAGCCGAAGCACCAATGTTGTCCCATGTGGCAATCAAAACATCGGTTGAATCTTTTAAAACAAACTTGTACGAACTTAAATTGATCCAAATTTCACCACTATCAGGCACACGCCCCGCCGCATCCAAAATGATGGGGTTGGTACGGGCTACATTGCCCGTGGATGTGGAGTAAGTAACTTGAGGTGTTGTTGTGCCTGCCGCATAGCTAAACAACTTACCGCCGGTCAAGACTGCGCCGGTGTTGGTAAAGAATTGGGCCGCAGCGCCGCCCACAGGGGAGAGAAATACGGCCATTTAGGTCACTCCAAAAGAATCAAGCCACCGTCCTCTTGGACGAGATTGTCACCATTTTCGCACAACAAATTGTCTACCAAAGAACTTTGATCCAAAGTGCCTGTAAACAGCGTGGCAATGCCACCAAGGCCAAGGCCCAGCGCGTTGCGAAGTGCGACACCAAAGCTCATTGCTTGTTAATTGGTTTGCAGTAAATGTTGCCTGCACTGGACACTTGGATTGCGCTTACACGCCAAGGAGCGCCAGTGCCCATGGGCAAATAGAACGGAATCGGTGTGAAAGCGGGGATCGGTGTGCTGGCAGTGGTGGCCACGGCAGCAGGGCCAATCTCTACATAGCAAGGTGTCGTAGACCAGATCACCACGCCCTCGGGGCCAGGGTTCCAATCAGCAGTACTACCGGCCGTGCCAGTAAAGGACGCAGTGCGGCCTGGAAAGTCGGTTTGTGATAGAGGGTTTAGAAGTTCCATGATGATCCTTATGCCAAGAATTTTAACTTGTATAGCGTGCGGAGGTAAATTTCAACAATATTATCTATCAATTGTTGCAACGATGAATCAGATTTATCACACACATCGTATCTTGCGGCTTCGATTTCAGCAAGTGAATCTTCTAAAAACTCAATGATATTGGCCGTTTTCTTAGCCGAATTCAAGGTAATTGGGCCAATTAAACCATACCGGCCTTGGTAGGCTTCGGCAAAGTCATCAGCCGCACCAATAATGCGCTCATAAAAAATATTAAGTGCCACATGTTTGCTATAACTGCGCGTGTTCAAGTGAACACTGTGCGTTACATCACGGGCTAGGAACAAAAGTCCTATGAAGTCTGCGGCTTTCATTGTGGCATTCCTTGTGGTGGCATCATCTCAAGTGGAGTCATTTCCATTGGCATAGACTCTTCGCGCATATCAGGCATCTGGTTGACGATGTTTTGCGACTCCATGGCCGCAGCAACCACGCCCATGGCAATATCTTGAATCTGCTCTTCGGTCATGCCAGCTTGCACTGCTGCAATGCGCTTAGTCTCAGCATCATAAAGTTTGATCTGAGCCTCAAAATCCTTGCGCTCCAAGTCCTGCATCTCAATAGACTTGCCGACATTCTGGATCATCTGATGCATCTGCTCCATCTCAGCGCCCATGGCCTGAATCTGCTGTTGGGCAGCTTGCAATGCTGGATCTTCGTCGCCATCTTCCAAAAACTTGGGGTCAATGGTCTTAGCAAAGCGTTTGCTCATCTCTTGGGCGCCAGGCCAGTCCATGTTCTTGACAAACAAGTCGCCAGCCACTTGCCACAGTTGGGGATTACCCTGTAGCAGTTGAGCCATGGCTTCTAGCGCCTCTTGGCGCTTGGTTGCGTAGCCTGGGCCAGTGGTGGCCACCACGTCGTACTTGCCCACACCAGGATTGTAGATTTTCTCAATCACAATACCCTGCTCATTGACAATCTTGTTGACGGGTTGCGGCTGGTCAGGGTTAATCTTGACCATTTTTGTTTCGCCGTCTTCACCAATGATGCGGGCAATGCGCTGGGTGTCGTAAATTTTAGGGATCAAGTCCACCAACTGACGAGCAACGTGCCTTACCGCACGGGTCAGGTTGTCGCCGTAGTGGTATGTGCCCACATCGCCCTCGCGTTGGCGTGCCAGAATGGCTTTACCGCTACGTTCGTTTGATCCCATACCAAGAGAAGCGTTATATTGACCCGTTGTGGACTTAATGTCTTCAGATGCGCCTGCTTTGGCCTGCAATAGACCGCTAGAAGCCATCGGCGGCTGCGCCCGCTGGGGTAGTGGCAAGACCGCGCCTTGGCCGTCTGTAACGTCTGGATTGACCTCAAGATAAGGCCAATTGTTTGTGTTAGCCGTCTTCCACTTGTCTTCGTAGCCCTCAAACTGGCCGCCGTAGCCAATAAACGGTGCTTTAGGGGCTAAAGCCAGCATTTCAGCCTCTTGGCTAACCCAATAGTTGTACATGCGCTGGGCATCTTTGGCGTTTCTGACTAGGCCAGAGATGTAAATACGGCCATCAACCTCAAATTCGTTGCCAATCACACGAATGACAGGGATCCATTTGCCCGCCCATTCTTTTTCTTCAAGAATTTCGTAGCCGTTGATCTTGCAATATTTGACCCGTGGGCGCTCGGACATGCGTGATTTAACAGGCTTGCCAAACATGTCTTTGAGCATCTTGTCTTCGGGCGTGCCTTCAAAGGCCGACTGATTGCCGGGGTACAAGTTCAGTTTCGTTGTGTCGTACTCAATGTAGTAGTAACCAGCAATGCGCACCGTGTCTTCATTAAGCCAGTTGCTGATCGACTGATCACCTACACCAAGAGACTGCAAAGTAGAGATGGGCGCAGCGTCTGGGTACTGGCGCTCGTACTCGGCTTTGGTCAGGTCTTCGGTGATAAAGCAATACTTGGCATCGGCGCCCGTTGGGTCTTGGATCAAAGGATCCATGTAGACTGAAAATGAGTTACGGATGCGGCCAATCTTAATGTCTTGGTCAAATGTGTTCTCGTCGCAATACTCGGTCATCAGGGTGATGTACCCCTCGCCGTAGGCGACTTGGTTTTCGCACGCTGTGTCATAGGCCACATCTGCGTCGCTCATGTACTCAATGTGGCGAATCATGCCGTTGAAAATGTCTGCCACTTCCACGTCAGCGTTGTCATCTACGGGGATGACCTTGGCGCCTGGGCGGTTCTGACGCATGTCGTTCGTCACCTGACGAACGTGCTGCGGCAGTTTGTTGATCGTAAGCGTTGGCCGGGCGTTGATCGTCTGACCCTGCACCGCGCCACGGGTGGCCAACACGTCAGCAGGCCATTGCCAGTGATTGTCGGGTGAGCCTGCATAAAAACGCAGGTCATCTATCTCATCTTCACGGCTTTCGGCGAGGGCTGAGACGGCCATATCCAGCCGCGCACGGGCGGTTGTCAGAATGTCTGAATTAGATTTAGGTGGTTTGCCGCCAGCAGCTACGTTAGCTGCGGCGACCATGCCTGTTGGATCTGCCATTAAAAACCCCTATTGATAAACTGAGGCGCAAGAACTAACAAACCGCCGCAAACAGTCGCAGCGGCGTCTAGCATCTCTGGCTGCTTGTTTTGACGCCAATCGTACACCTCTTTACCAATGGCAAAGCCTGCAACTACCAATAAAGCCAGCGGCAGTTTTACCAGCGACACTATCGCCGCTATAACCGCGCCATAAACTGCGTGGTTGGCTTTGTCTTGGGGCAGCACTGGTAAATTCATTTCTTTTTTGGCGCTGCGCGCTTGACCGCATACGCGATGGCCACGGCCTGCTTGACAGGCTTGCCGGCCTTGACTTCAGCGGAGACGTTTTTGCGGAAGGCTTCGGGTGTTTTAGACTTTACGAGTGGCATTATTTCTTCTTCGCTGTTTTGGCAGACTCTTTAAACGCCTTGGCAGTCGGCGCGCCTTTGTCGCCTGGCTGGCGCATTTTCTCTTTAGATCCAGCGGCTATCCGTGCCTGTTTGGCGTGAATATTGGCATAAAGTCCGGGTTTAGTAGCCATGATTAACACTTCCATCGTTTAAGGGCAGCTTTAGCGCGTTCGCCGTCTTTGGCGTTGGCCGCTACTGCGCCCATTCTTGCACAAAATGAATCCTTGCGACCTTGGTCTGCCTTGGTTTTGGGGTTAGGCGCTGGCGCCTTGAGGTTCGAGCCAGTGGCGGCGTTGTACTTAGCTCGGCCTTTGGCGGTCAAACCAGCACCCTTGCTGGTAGGCAACTTTTCACCGCGACCGACAGATAAGGAGACTTTTTTCACCATCACGACCCCATCCAAGAAGTAGTCACCACGCTTCTGTCTGAATACATGCGGCGCTGCGTGGGTTCACGCGCCTCACGGTGGGCCACGGGGTAGGCAAACGTCACACAAATCGCGTCTGCCGCGTCTGGTGAGGCCAAGCCCCGTGCTTTCATGTCCTTTTTCGACTCTAAGAAGATTGTACCCTTAGAGTCGGGCTTCATCATAGGCGAAATTAGATCAGTTTTGAGAAATCTGTCAAGCGGAATCGACGCCGTTTTGAGCCAATCTTTCATCGACCCCCACATTTCAGCCCTTTTGTTTCCGTACATGATGGGATTCTTAGACTTGTTACCAAAGTTGATGCCCTTGATCTTGTAGCGCTGCTCTTTGAGCCTGTCTACAATCCCTGCGCCTAAGCCGCCTTCGTCAATCACCACCAGCGTGGGTTTGAACTCTTCAATCACTTCAATAATGTGCCCCACCACCGTCATGGTGTCGTCGCCCCTGTGCCTGTCAATCCGCACAATATCCCGCCCTTGCCTGATGGCGATCACTGTCGCATCCGCGCCGAACCTAGCAGGGTCTACGCCGATCACAATGGGCGCTGACTCGTCTTGGTACTTAGGCCGCTTCATTGCTTCGTCCACAATATTGGCCGGTATGAACTGATCGTCGCCCTCAGACGGGAACTGACCGTACACCTCGACGTGCGCTTGTGATGAATCAGGCCCATACTCGTCAATGATGCCCTGATACACCTGCTTGTCCGTGCCTTCGACAGTTCTTGCGTCGACCACCTTGGTTGTCCAAAAGCCGCGCTTGCTGTTAAACGTCTCGTAGAAGTACCCCGTGTTGCGCCGTGGGTTAGAGAACGCCATCCAGAACCTGTTAGGCGTGTTCTCCGTAAAGAAACCCGCCGTCACAGCCCAGATGCTGTCGTCAATACCTGACGCTTCGTCAAACACCACCAGCACACCGTCGAAGTTGTGCACTCCAGCGTACGCATCCGGATTCTCCGCTGACCAGAGCCGCCCCTCGACGCCCCAGTAGCGCGTGCCTTTCTTAAGATCACGCTCGACCAATTCCGTGAGCCACTTAGCCGGCATCAGTCTGGTTGCTGAAACTTCAAACCAGTGCGAGTTGAGACTCATTGCTAGCCACTTGGTTATCTCGGCCCAAGTGACAGAGCGCAGTTGTGATTCACTGTTAGCCGAGATAATGGTCGTCGAGCCAATCCGCGTGGACAACATCCAGATCGTGATCCAACTGACCAACGCCGACTTACCAATACCCCGTCCGCTACTTACCGCGTGGCGCAGGGTGTTGAAGTCTATCTGACCTTTATTTTGGGCAATGTGATCAGCAATCTGCTGCAAGACCTCACGCTGCCATTTGCGTGGGCCAGTGAAGTTGGCTAAAGGCGTGTTTTCTTTCCCCCAGGGAAACACATACCTGACAAACGCCAGTGGGTTGTCCTTGATATGGGGCGACCACAGCCGCGCCATTAACTCTTGTTCGTCAGTCGCGCTGTATATGGTCGATTGCATTGTGTTTGATCTCTACGTCTTGTACGTCCAATATGCGCCTTTCGGCCTCGGCCAGTGCGCCTGTGATAGATATGCGCTGATCCACCTCAACAGATATGGCTTGCTTGGCCACCCAACCGTGTTGATGTTTTAAGACTTCTAACGCCATCTTAGCGTCGCCTTGGAGGGCTGCGCCTCTGACGACGTTGGCCATCTCAATCTCAGCGTCGGCTTTGCCTTTTTGCGCAGCCATTTCCACAACGGGGTCAAGTTGCGTAAGTTGTCGGTATTCAATGGGGAGCATGCCGGCGGCCAGCGCTAGCGTGTCGCCTTTAAGGCCAAGTTTGGCCGCGTCGTACACCGCCTTTAAGCGCGACTCTGTCGCTTGCACATTGCGCGGTGTAAATGGAATTGAATAGAACATGAATTCTCCATGCGGTTGCACGTAGCCTTTAGTTTACAACAAAAAAAAATTTTGTTCACGGCCCGTACGTTTCTGCTGGCCCTATGCCGCCGGCCCTACCCTACCCCTACTGGCATTGTGGGTATTTGCCAGCGGGCCGGCGGCGGGCGGGCCGGTGGCCACTGTGCCGCATGTTGCATGCTGCAAGCTGGCGCCAGCCGGCCGCGCAGCCCTTGGGTCATTTGGGTCATTTGGGTCATTGTTTTTTATTGCAAGCTGGCGCTGGTGGCCATGGTCATTGGGTCATTTGGGTCATTGTTTTTTGTGTGACCCAAATGACCCAAGCGGCGCAGATCTGGCGCCCAGGGAATTCCCCGGCTTTGGGTCATTTGGGTCATTTGGTCATCGTTTTAAAATCGGCGCGGGTAGACCCGTCAACCTATCGTTACACTGTCTATATATACAGTATATAAATTATTGATGTTATCTGTAAACAATGACCCAAATGACCCAAAGCATAATGTCCCCCAGTATTGGCGCGCGCTGGCGCTTAGGTCATTGCAGCGCGAATGCATAACCCAAACGTGACCCAAATGACCCAAAGTTATGCAAGTTTTGCATAGCTGTAAAATAGTTGTTGACAGTGTAAATAATTCCCTTACAATAGCTACACTGGCAAACGAAAAGCCGGTAAACACTCAACTAACCTAAAGGCAAAACAAAATGACCAAATCTGAAATTCGCGAATTGCAATTGATCACAAAATACCGCGCAGCTGGCTTAGGCCCTGATTATGTTGCGCGCGCTATATCTGCGCTCATTCGCTGCGCTCGCAGCCAAAAAAGCGCCGAAGCGCTGCGCGCTCATGCTTTAGCATTCGGCGTCACAAATCACCCTGAATTTATCGCTTAACTAAACCGGCCGGCGCAAAGCCGGCCAACAACATAAAGGCAAAACAACATGAAAAAAGCATTATTAGATATCCTGGCGGCCGTCGTTATCGGCCTACTTTTAGCAGCCGGCGCCCTGGCTTATTTTGACGTATTGGTGAAATAACATGCAAGTACACTTAACACTTAAAAGCGCGAACGTCAAAACCGGCCCAATTCCAGTGTCAACGACGGAGCGCGACAGTTGCCCGGCCGATTGCAAAATGAAGGCCGAATGCTATGCCGCCAGCGGGCCACTGGCGCTTCATTGGGCCGCCGTGACAATGAAAACGCGCGGCACGTCCTGGGAAGAGTTTTGCAGCACAATCGCGCGCTTACCCGACAATCAAATTTGGCGTCATAACCAGGCCGGCGACCTGCCGCAGCAAAACGGCACAATTGACGCCGCGAAGCTGGGTGATTTAGTGGCCGCGAACACCGGTAAACGCGGGTTTACTTATTCCCACCACCGCGACGCCGCCAGTATTGCATGGATCCGGCACGCCAATAATTGGGGTTTCACTGTCAACCTATCGGCCAATGATTTAAACGACGCCGATTATTTGGCCGATCAAAACGCCGGCCCCGTCGTCGTCGTTTTACCGTCAACGCAAAACGAAAACCTAAAAACCCCAGCCGGCCGGCCGGTGGTCGTTTGCCCGGCCACCCAGCGCGACGACGTTTCATGCGCAACATGCCAATTGTGCCAGCGCCAGCGCGCGGCCATTGTAGGTTTCCCGGCGCATGGATCGCGTCATCGCATAATCAATTTAAGGCTCGCAGCATGAAAACCGAAGCGATGCGCGAATACGTTCTAAGCGCCTATTTGGCCACCGGCCGGCATGTATTTGTCGCGGACCTTGCAAAACAATTTGACACCAGCGCGCTAGGGGTCCGGCGCGCGCTGGGTTATGACGATTTTGTTTTTGAGCATGCCGACCGGTGGACCGGGTCCAACTTTTCCGGCCGGTATACCCTGGCGCCGTGCGTGGAACCGAACAAAACCTATTTGGCCAAAATTATCAATTCTTTAAGGGGCACAAAATGAGCTATACATTAAAACGATCAATCACCGGCTTGTCATATGACGATATAAAGCGCATATATGACAACAATCCCAATATGACATTGAAAGAACTGTCAAATTTGACGGGTTATGCGATCCCTTTTCTTAAGAAAATTCTATTAGAAGAGGGCGCCAAATGATAAAAAGCATGCGCGCAAAATACCCCGGCCATTGCAGCCGGTCCGGCGCCAGGATAAACCCCGGCGATGATATTAAATTTGACACGATAACGCGCTGCGCATGGTTAGATGAGCCGGGCGACTCTCGCGTCGTTTTCTACGGTGAGAACGGCCCCAGCACGTTCTACCGTAACCCGCGCGGCCGGTGCATCGATGCGCCATGCTGCGGCTGCTGCACTATCTAGCACGCGACTTTATGCGGCCCTGGTGGCCGTATAGGGGCGCGCGCTGGTGCGCGCTATAACCTAAGGGTAAAGTATGAGCGAAGACCTAATGAACGCGCTGCAAGCGCTTATTTTCTATTCGGATTTAATCGCGCCGGATCTACCGGACAACGCGCGCGCCGACAATTTTCAAATTGCATTAGACCGGGCGCGCGACGCGCTGGATAAGGTGGCCACATGAAAACCGTAACTATTGGCCGCACGGCCTACAAAATAAACGACGACCGCGACATTTTCGCGGAGCATGTTAAATGCACCGGTAAGCATAAAATTGTGAAAAGTAAGGGGCCGGAGCGCCGTTATTTTCCCGATTATTTTTATTCCACGGCGGACTATGTGACGCGTTATTACGCGCTAAACAGTGGCCGGGGCCACCAGGGCCGGGGC